CGCGAAGAGGTGGATGGTCATTAATCAACAAACAATGCGAGAAGCACAGATATGTGCATCGCAACTAGGATTCATTCATGACGAGTTACAGTTCGAGTGTGCCCCAGAGCACGTCAAAGATTTATCTACATCCCTGGTATATAGCGCTACAGCGGCTGGAGAATACTACAACATGCGAATCCGACTCGACGCGGAAGCAACACACGGAAACAACTGGAGCGAAACCCACTAATGTACAGCAAGAAAAGTAAGACTGAGGTCAAATCAGTCGCAAAGAAAACACGCCAAGGACAAGGACGTAACTCCGTACCCAAACGTGGTAAGAAAGCTTATCGAGGACAAGGCAAGTGAAGATGCTTGTAGACGCCGATTATGTGGTCTACAAAAGCTGTGCCGGAGCCGAGACAGAAATAGATTGGGGCGATGATGTAATTCTTGTTACAAGTAAATTTAGTGAAGCGTATGCTAACGTTAAGCGAGACCTACTTAAAATCATTAACAACTTTCTTTGGGATGTACCTGAACTAATTCTGTTTTTTAGCGACAGTGTAAACTTTCGTAAATCAATCCAGCCCTCATACAAAGGGCATCGCAATCGCAAGAAACCTTGTGGTTATAAACGTGTGATCAACCGACTCAAGACTGAGTATAAGGTTGTTATCATGCCTACACTTGAGGCTGACGATGCCTTAGGTATCTACGCTACACAGAATCCCGGTAATGTTATCTGCTCACCAGACAAGGACATGCGCCAAATACCTGGTAAACTCTTTGACATGTCAGAATTGATGAATGTGAAAGAAGCAGAGGGTAAGAGGTGGCACCTTATACAAACACTAGCAGGTGACCAAACTGACGGCTATAGTGGCGTACCCGGCATTGGAGTCAAACGTGCGGTCACTCTCTTTGAAGAAAAAGGTTACTCTTGGAAGACTGTCGTTCAAGCATTTGCTGACAAAGATCTTTCGGAAGATGTCGCACTTGAAAATGCAAGACTTGCAAAGATCCTTACAGCCGATGATTATGACTTCGACAAGCAACAGCCCATTCTTTGGTCCCCCTCCGCCAATTATCGAGTTGACGCTTGAGCAGGATCTAAAAATAAGAAGGTTAAACGACCTCCTGCCTGATGCAGAGAAGGATGACATTATTACTGTCTTCCTTGCATTGCAAAAGCAAAACTTTGTCCTATCCAACACCGTCAGTAACTTAGTCAAGAAATGGCCCAATCACCTAACCACTACACACGAGGACTTATAGAGGTCTGGGATTTCATTCGAGACCAACAACTTAATTATCATTTAGGCAATGCTATTAAATATATTTGCAGAGCCGGTTACAAGTCTTCTGAATCGAAAGAGAAAGATCTTAAAAAGGCTATCCACTACCTTGAAAATGAACTCAAACATACAACACTGCAAATCGAACAGTCCGAGCGATCAAGCAATTCAATTCCGTACAGCCTATGGGATCCAGAACAGTTCGGAGAACCGGACTATGCAACTGGCTTTGATCGATGAAGAATTTAAAGAATTCAATAGTGCGGTTCACAAAGAACCCTACGAAAATGAACTGAAAGAGCTTGCAGATCTTGTCTATGTTTGTTTTCAATATGCTGAGAATATGGAGTGGGATTTAGAAGAGGCGCTAAATCGCGTCCATAAAAGCAACATGTCTAAGCTAGGCTTGGACGGTTCACCTATCCGACGTAGAGATGGTAAGGTTTTAAAAGGACCAAACTATCAGCCTCCTGTTTTGAACGATCTTATCAAACCATGACCACATCTTATATTTCTCGCACGGGACGTGTCCAATCTTGGTTGGATAATCCAACGTCCAGACTTCCGGTATCGTGCACGGTATTCACCGTTGAAGACTCAATTACAGGGGACAATGGAATTGAAGCATCCTGGAAATTTGTATCACATGCTCTACGATATGGAGCAGGCTGCGCGGTTCACCTGTCGAAACTGCGACCCAAAGGAACAGAAAATGACAAAGGATTGGTTGCATCTGGACCAGTCTCTTTCGCGAAAATCTACAGCACCTTAAATGAAGTACTCCGTAGAGGTGGCGTATATAAAAACGGCGCTGTTGTGTGTCACCTTGATCTCAGCCACCCTGATGCACTTGAGTTTATTAAAACTCCACGCCACGAGCTGCCCTGGGTCAAACGGTGCATCAACATCACAGATGAGTGGTGGGAGAGGTGTACGTTTAAGGAGGATCTCCTCTTCGGTATCAAATCAGGTGACATCTGGCTCAACAAAGTGAAATATGACAATGAAGGAAAACGCATCCGAGGTAACGTCTGCCTTGAGGTTTACCTGCCCTCACGAGGTACCTGTTTACTCCAACATGTATCTCTCGGTGCCTGTGAATTCGACGACATCCCTCGTGCTTTCCTTGAAGGTATGTCCCAGTTGTGCGAACTCCATGGTAAAACAGGTATTGGCGAAAGCGGAGAGTATCTCCCAAGCGAAACTGACAGACAAGTGGGGCTCGGGATGCTCGGACTCGCCAACCTACTTCGTCGATACGGAGTAACGTATGACCAATTTGGTCGTGCATTAGAGCATTTTAACAACGGAGAATCAGTACGATCTGCAGCTTATGAACTTGTCAGTCAAATTAACAATGGAATTGAGCAAGCAGCCAGCATTGCTCGCAGCCATAACATGGTTCGAGCCTTTGCTATCGCGCCAACCGCCAGTTGCAGTTATCGAAGCGTGGATCTGGATGGCTATACTTGCACACCAGAAATCGCTCCACCTATCTCACAGACAGTCGATCGCGACAGCGGTACTTTCGGAGTACAAACTTACAACTATGGTGACGTAGAGATCGCCTCTAAGGTGGGCTGGGAAGCCTACAAACGTGTTGCCGATGGCATCATGACTCTACTTAACAAGACTGGACTTCTACATGGTTACAGCTTCAACTCGTGGTCCGATATGGTCACGTATGATGAAGGGTTTATCCAGGAGTGGCTTAAATCGCCCCAGACTTCTCTTTATTATAGTCTCCAAGTTATGGGTGACGTTCAAGATAAGTCAAGTGCGTATGCTGCTCTCGAAGAAGACGACGTAAATGATTATCTGAACAGCCTACTTGATGACACCCCTGAACCTCAATGTGATTGTGCAGAATGAACCCTTACGAAAAACTAATGGCGCGGAAGCGCAAATGGACACCAGTACAGACAACTGCTGGTACATGCAAAGAAGGTGCGGAGGAAGCTATCCACCGTGCTCTTGCATTGCGACATATGGAACTACCTGTGGGAGATTTTATAACTGATGCCCTGGCTAATGAAGTTCCAGACTTGGCACGGGAGTTACTCTTATCAAACGTCAAAGACGAAGAAAACCACGACTTGGCTCTTGGTTACATCGCCAATGCTTACGGGGTGGATGAAAAGGCTGAAGCCGAAGCAATACGGTTACGTGATGCTTGGGTCGCGCATCCTGATCACACGATTACGAAAGCGATGGTTGCCGAGCGTTCAATTTTCTTCGTTCTTTTACCATTCTTCCGCGCTAATGGTGACGCTGGAATGCGAACAGTGAGCGCAGATATCAGCCGAGATGAACAATTGCATGTCGCATGTAACTCGCTTGTATGTAGAGAACTAGGGCTGGAGATCTCTCCAAGCCTGGACAAGCTACGTAAAGCAACTATTAATTGGGTGATGCAACCATTAGGTATTAATACTACCTACAAGAATTTGGATAAAAAATTTTGGTTGAAATCTAGTGATAACTTAATGTATCAGGGTAAAGCTCCTGAACTTTCCTTCACTAAATCAGCACGTATGCCTGCCTTCTTCGAGCACAGCAATGTCAATCTCCCCCAATATGCTTGAGGTTCTTGGGATGAACTCCCGAGGACTTATCCATACACTAGAAGAATCTTTCCCACCCACTAACCCTACACCTGACGATACAATGGAAAAGATTATGTACCGAGCCGGTCAACGTAGTGTCGTTGAGTGGGTCATTAAATATATGGAGGAAAACTAATGTTTGGTTTTCTTGCAGCAGCAGCTATAGGTTCATTCTTTGGTAGCCGTGGACGTAGCCGTCAAACCGTTAATGTCCAACAACCGCAGGTTCAATACCGTGCTGATCCTGAACAAGCTAAACGTATTGCGTCTTTGGAAGATCAGTTAAAGATTTCTCAACGCCGTTCAGAAGAGATGACAGCTACCATGGCTGGTATTAGAACAGAATCTGAGCAATACAGGAAACAAGCTGATGAAACGTTGGCAGCAGCAGATACAAGACTGAAACAATTCCAGATTGAAACTACAAAAGCAGATGAACGTCGCCGTGTGGAAACTGCTGAAGCTGAACAACGCCGTCGTCTAGACATTGCTGGCGCTGAGAAACGTCAACAAATCGCTTCACAAGTTGGTGCCGCTAACCGTTTGATGGAAGGTCGTGAAGCAGATCTTCAGATCCAACCTGCTGGTAATACACCTAGAACTTCAGGTGCTCAACAATTTCGCCGTCGTAAACAGCAATTTAATATTCCAACAGGAACCTATCAAGGACTAAGTAAAATTAAATCAGGAATGGTTAATCCGTAATGACAGCTAAGCAACGCTATGACAGACTGTCTTCACGCCGTTCCCAGTTCCTCAATTCTGCTAGACAAGCATCAGATCTAACTCTCCCTTATCTTATTCGGGAAGATGAACTTACCTCCAAAACAAGCTTGAGGTTGCCACAACCGTATCAATCAACTGGAGCCAAAGGTGTGGTGACGCTTGCAAGTAAACTAATGCTTGCACTGCTACCTCCACAAACTAGCTTCTTCAAGCTGCAGGTAAATGATATCAATCTCCCCCAAGAGTTGGGACCACAGATCCGGTCTGAACTTGACTTGTCGTTTGCTAAGGTAGAACGTACTATCATGGAATCCATTGCGGAGTCCGGTGATCGTGTCATTCTTCACCAAGCACTGAAGCATCTGGTGGTAGCTGGTAATGCTCTTATCTTTATGAGTAAGGATGGGCTAAAGCTCTATCCTCTCAACCGCTATGTGGTAGATAGAGATGGTAATGGTAATGTTATTGAGATCGTAACAAAAGAAACAGTCTCGAAAAAACTGGTAAAAAATTTTTACCCTGATCTCATGAAACCTGGTGTGGTAGATGATACCACTATGCCAGATGATGAATGTATTATTTATACACACGTCACACGTGACAACAACCGCTGGCTGTGGCACCAGGAGATGTTCGATGAAGTCCTACCCAAATCTCAGGGTAAGGCACCTATTGACGCTAACCCCTGGCTCGTGCTACGCTTCAACCATGTTGACGGCGAGGTCTATGGACGTGGTAGAGTGGAAGAGTTCATGGGTGATCTAAAGTCACTTGAAGCTCTGTCACAAGCCCTCGTCGAAGGGTCCGCTGCAGCTGCTAAGGTAGTGTTTACTGTTTCACCGAGCAGTACTACCAAGCCCCAGACACTTGCTAAGGCAGGCAATGGTGCTATCATTCAGGGACGACCTGAAGACATCGGTGTTGTCCAGGTTGGTAAGACAGCTGATTTCCAGACTGCTTATCAGATGATTGGGTCATTGACTCAACGCCTGAACGAAGCGTTCCTGGTCCTTAACGTAAGGGACAGCGAACGTACTACGGCAGAGGAAGTTCGTATGACACAACTTGAACTGGAACAACAGCTAGGTGGATTGTTCTCCCTGCTGACTGTTGAGTTTTTGATTCCTTATCTCAACCGTAAACTAAACGTTGCACAAAAGACTGGCGAGATCCCTCGTCTACCTAAAGGTGACGTAGTTAGACCTACGATCGTGGCTGGTATTAATGCCCTGGGTCGTGGTCAAGACCGTGAAAGCCTTGGTCAATTTCTAACTATCATTGCACAGACAATGGGACCAGAAGCTATCGGTCAGTTCATCAACCCTGATGAAGTCATCAAACGTCTGGCAGCGGCATCTGGCATCGATGTACTCAACCTTGTGAAGAGTATGGATGAACTGCAAGCTGACCAACAGCAACAGATGGTACAACAGCAAGAAATGATGGCTATTCAACAGGCTCCACAACTAGCAGCCGTAGAGCAGAAAGCCCAACAAGCTGAGATGCAAGCGATGCAACAACAAGCCCCTCCACCTCCACCACAATAAAGTATGGCTGAAACATTTACGATGAAAGAAACACCTGTGAACTCTGAGGTACTTAACTCAGACGAACAAGACTCCCTGTCGGTTGCTGAGTCTCTTGAGGGTGGAGAGCAACCACTACTTGCAGGTAAATTTAAAGACTCGCAAGCACTTGAGCAAGCGTATGTTGAACTTCAAAAAAAACTTGGAGAACCACGTGATGAAGTACAAAGCACAGAAGAGGAAAGTGAGTCAACAGAATCGGAAGAAGAAACTTCACCCGAACCTGAGACAGATGTCGAAACTCTTTCCGAAGCTCAAGCAGAACAATTAATGGAAATGGTAGGTGGTGATAAAGCCTACAAGTCCATGCTAGATTGGGCGGGTGACAACTTCGCTAAAGAAGAGGTTGAGATGTACGACGGTGTGATGGAGTCTGGTAACCCCAACGCTATCTTCTTTGCCGTACAAGCTCTCCAAGCTCGCTACAACGATGCAGTAGGATCAGATGGTCAGCTGCTTACAGGACGTGGTACACAGGATACTGACGACTCCTTCAAGAGTCAAGCTGAACTGGTTGCAGCGATGAGTGATTCTCGCTATGATCGTGATCCAGCTTATCGTGCAGAACTGATGCGCCGTCTTGAAAACTCTGATGTTCAATTCTAATGACAACTATTAATGAAGACGGCGGTCGTACAAACATCTACGCAATTGAACCCCCTATCACACTTATTGACGTGCGCGAAACACACAACGAAAACGCTGAAAAGCTGAACGGTCGTCTGGCTATGCTTGGCGTCATGGCTGCGCTTGGAGCGTATGCAATCACTGGTCAAATTATCCCTGGAGTCTGGTAATGCCACAAGGTAAAGGAACGTACGGTACAAAGAAAGGGCGTCCCCCTAAGAAAGGAACTAAAAAATAATGGCTAAGCGTAAGTCAGTCAGCCTTAAGATCGGTAAACATAAATCACGATCCGGTGGCTTGACTGCTGCTGGTCGTAAAAAATACAATAAAGAAACTGGCTCTAACCTGAAGGCTCCACAGCCGGGTGGGGGTAAACGAAAGAAGTCCTTCTGTGCCCGTATGGGTGGAGTGAAAGGACCGATGAAAGACAGCAAGGGTCGCCCCACCCGCAAAGCTCTTGCTCTACGTAAATGGAAATGTGGTAAATCCTAATGGCTAAACGAGGTCTCTACGCTAACATCCATGCTAAACGCATGAGAATCAAAAAAGGTTCTGGTGAAACAATGAGAAAGGCTGGTAGCAAGGGTGCTCCTACCGCTGCTAACTTCAAACGATCTGCTAAAACTGCTAAGAAAAAGTAACTAACTAACTAACTATGAAATCTATTATCGCTTCCGGTATCCTCCTCGGCTTGGCACCTGTTGCTATTGCTGGTCCCTACGTGAACGTTGAAAACAATGCTGGTCTTTCTGGCACAGACTTTACTAGTCATACTACTGACTTCCATGTAGGCTATGAGTCTGCAAGTTCTGTAGGTTCTTGGGGGGTCCAAGCTGGTCCTTCTGTTGTCGTGCCTGATGCTGGCGACCAAGATACTGTACTGACTGGTAAGATCTTTGGTTCTGTTTCTGCAACTGAAAAGCTTTCCGTTTATGGTGAGCTGGCAGTTTCATTTGATGACACAAATTCTTATGGCACCAAAGCTGGTGTAAAATATAATTTTTAATAGCTAAATAGAATAAGGGAGGTGCAATTCCTCCCCTAGCTCTAGCCAGCCATGGCTTAAAACTGGTCTTACTTAATCTTACTTACCCAACCATGAACTATTACTTAAATGACCGCTGTACTTTCTAGACCACAACAACAATTAAATAACTGGGAAACCTTTTGTAAATGGGTTACCTCTACTAACAACCGTCTGTATGTCGGTTGGTTTGGAATCCTTATGATTCCTACGCT